GGGAGGCACTGGAGTGAGGGGAACAGGAGCAAGTGCCGTAACGTCAGACTCAACACCAGCAGCAGGAACAGATGTCGCCCATAACAACCTCCACCCCGTATTCGCCCTTAACTTCATAATCAAACATGACTAGATTAGATTTAGCTCAATTTGTTGGTGATAAGTTGCAGAAGTCGGACTCTGGAAGTTTATCAATGTTAAGGTCGTTCATTGACCGTAGATATGAAATGATTTGGGATTCCGCTTTATGGAGGGAGAGTCTTGGGACGACATCATACACGGTTGCCATAGACACTCAGGAAGTAACCTTGGAATCTTCTGTTGACTTTCCGGTGTCGGCAGTATGGGACGACAAGGAGATAACCCCTGTTGATTACTCTGCTGTTTTCCAGCTTGACCCAACGCTCTTTAACGACTCCGGTGCGGTGGCTAATTTCATAGTTGTAGCCAAGAGCAGTACGGGGGCAGCAAAGATTAAACTCCTACGCAAGCCAAAGGAATCCAAGACCCTACTAATTCTCGGTAAGTTAAAGATTACTGCCCTTGGAGATTCGGACTCCCCGTTAATAAAGGGAATAGACAACGCATTACTGGCTTTTGTTGAGGGTGATATGCTTGAGCATTTGCGTCAGTACGGCAAGGCACAGGCGAAATATCAGGAAGCCGCCTCTCAGCTAACAATAGCAAAAGACATGGAGAACCACCAATCGGCATCCAACACAAGAATAATACCAGAGGTTAAGAGTGATTGGAGTAGCGCAGACTTTATATAATGCCAGTACATTACAATGACGGTCTTGATGACCAGTTAGCTTACGACCTTTCTGGAACCTTCATAGGGGGTCAGGTAAGCAATGTACGCGCAAATCTTCTAAAGAATACCCAGTTTTCAGAAGCCAAGAACATGGACATAGACAAGTTTGGTGCTATCACCACTCGTCGAGGAACGTCCATAGTCGGAGCAACTCTCTCAAATCCGGTGATGGGTATGGCATTCTACGATACCCCGTCAGCCAGCGAGATTCTTGCGGTATCCAACGGGGTTCTTTCCAAGTCCACTGGCTCCTCGTTTTCAACTGTATCCGGTTATACACCCACATCGTCCAATAATGTCGAGTTTGCCCAGCTTGTAGACAAGATTTACATGACGGATGGGAGCGGGAATCTTCATTACTACGATGGAAGTGTTACAGATGTAGGCTCCACACCTCCGGTAAGCAAGTTCCTCATAACCCACACGAACAGGCTGATAGGGGCGAATACTGACAATTCCGACGATGAAGTAGCTGCAAGCGATATACTCGATGGCGGGACTTGGCCTTCAGTATTTCAGTTCAGGGTTGGAGGAGGTGAGGGTGATCCCATTGTAGGCATAGTAAGTTGGTATAATTTTAATCTGCTTGTATTTAAGGAGCGTTCCATTCATGTAGTTTCAACTGACCCGTCTCAATCTGCGGCATCTAGCTGGTCTGTCCACAGGATTGATAGCACTGTTGGCTGTTTATCTCACCGGACAATATCTCAGGCTGGTGCTGATGTATTCTTTCTAGCTAGGGACGGAGTAAGGACTGTAAGAACTATATTGTCAGGTGCTCAATCCTCAGTGTCAGAACCTATATCCACCCCCATAGATGACATTATAAAGAGGATAAACTGGACACACGCCAATAAATCCTGCGCTAAGTTCTGGGACAACCGATATATCCTAAGTGTCCCGCTAGACTCTTCAACTACCCCGAATTACACATTAGTATTTAATACTGTAACAAAGTCTTGGTCTGGGTACTGGATAGGGTGGAGCCCGTTGGTGTTCTCGGAGTCTGCATTCAGTAACTTCCCCAAGATGATAATAGGAGATAATAGCGGGGCTGTACTTACTTGGCTGGATTATGTCAGTGAACTGGAGATTGCAGCGGCTTCATACCAAGACAACGGAACGGATATAGAATCTTTTATTTCCAGTAGGGGTCATGTCTACGGTGATTACCTCTCTCCTAAGCTGGGGAACCATATTGACATTGAATTAAAGAATAGTACGGCTGGTTGCCATTGCGCTGAATTGAAGGTCAGCTTGGATGAGGATGCTGGGTCACAAGATTTACTTATCGCGGAGAACATAAGCACAACAACAACCGCAGTTCCCCTACCAGTAACTCTCCCTTTCACTCTCCCAGCAGTTGGGCCATTCTCTAAGTCGTATGGGCTAAATACCTTGGGTGAGTTTAATGAGGCTCAGTTCACTGTTAAGGCATCTAGCGGCAGACTACACCTTAGGTCTATGAAAACAAGCGCATACGTTAATACTATGGCCTTGGAAAAATGAACAATGACGACACCGCAAGATTTAGAATGCCTGACATCATTAGCTTCTGTAGGAGGCGTGACACCAGAGGGCTGTGTTTTGGAGGATGGCCGGACGATATCTTGGAAATATACTTCAGGTTCCACCACGAGAATGGAAGTCTCTGCCTCATCGAACAAGACGGTGTACTGGTCGGGGTGGGAGTGGGATACCAAATCAATGAGTGTGACTTGGATAGGCATTGGCAACCCTTCAACCCAGAGGGCGACAGTTTCTATTTCTCAGACCTTATATGTGAGGAAGAATGGGTCGTGGCTTCTATCATCAATGAGCTTGAGAAGAGGACTACCGATTGGAGACGGCTCAAAATATACGCTATTAGACATGGTAGAAGAAGAAGGATTCCAGCAAAATTAGCTGAAAGGATATTTAATGCTAGTCAGCGGGCCAGTAATAAAAGGGAGGCAGTACAAGGACAAGGTTCCGACTGCGAACATACTGATGGAGGACAAGGCTCCGTCCGGTGTGTATGTGGGTAACTGCTATGATATAGATGGTGAATTGTTGGGGAGATCGTTTGTTTTTATAACGGACTACGCACCTGACATAGCCGAAACTTATATATCAGGTTACTGGCGTGACGACCTTTACGGTAAATTTATAAGTGTAGAAGATATGAAAAGATTAGAAAGGGATGACCTTAGACATCTTTATGATAATGCAATGAACGCATGGGAGGATCACAATGTACCAGCAATGTCTTGATAAAGCTAAAAAGATAACCGAGTCCTATCGAAATAGGTTCTGGGCTGCTTCTGATGCAGTCAACAAGGGAACGCCACCACCCCCCGCCGCACCAGATTATGCGGAAGCAAACCGTGAGGGGATATTAACCGACATTGAGAGTCTCCCAGCCAGAAAGGCCATTGAGGCTGCGGCTAAGATGGGTGGTCATGGCAGTATAACCCTTGGTGGCAGGACTGTTGACTACGACTTCAGGGGAATATCAGACCTAGACCAACAGGTTACTGAACTCGAAGCCCAGAGGAGGAGTGCCGACACTATGGCTCAGACTGCCTTGGACATCCAGAAGAAGTACGGTGCTGACTTCACGGATCAGGCGTTAAAGAGGATAGAAGAGTCTGACCCCGTTGGCTTTAAGGTGAGGAAGAGATTGGCTGAGATTACGCTGGCAGAGCTTGAGAAGGGAACATCATTATCCGAGGAGGAGAAGAAGTTTGCAGAACAGGCATTCAGGCGTTCATCTGCTGCTCGCGGTGGGCCTATGCTTGGGACTTCTCCGTCGATGCAGGAAACTCTGTCCCAGTACAACATGGGTAGGAGATTGCTTGGTGAGCGTATGAACATGGCTAGGTCATATGTGGGTATGCCGCAGACAGCTCAGTTCGGTCAGGTTTCTGGTGCTCAACAGGGTGCTGCTCCGTTCATGGCTCAAAGGATGGGTGCTGGTATAGGGCTTAACGCTAATGCTGGTGCTATGGGTACTCAGTTCGCATCCAACGTCTACGGCACTCAGGCGCAAATCTATGGAACTCAAATGCAGAATCAGGGAAGTGATCCGTTCGGGGCTGTACTCGGAGGGGTGGCAAGTATAGCAACAGGAGGAGCGATGGCGGGGATTGGTTCATCACTGGGGACCGGAACCTTTAAGGGAGGGTTTTCTAAATACCTACAGGGAAAATAAGGAGATTATATTATGGCTAAGTTTGGATTTGAACAGGGTTGGAGTGCTGGTCAGCAATTTATAGAAGGCCAACGCCAGAGACGTAGAGACAAGTCGGACAGGAAACTCTCCAGAGCGCAGAGGAGTGTCTTGAAATGGGAAGGCAAATCGGCAAAGAAAGACTACCAGACAAAGAAGCGTGAAGATTACTGGGGTGCTGGCAGGTTCAAACTCTCCAAATCACAAAAGGATCAAATTTCTAAAGCTGAAGAACGTGACAAGGAGAGGGGATGGTCTAAGTCTGATATGGCTGAGGCTCCCAAGTTGCTAAAACAATTTGAACAGGATCACGAAGGAAGTAAAGGGGCTCTAGCTGGGCAGTTTATTGAGCGTCAGACATCTATCACAAAAGAAGGGAAAGCATCAGCCAAGTCCAAAATGGCAGCGGCAAGTCAAGATAAAGCAAGGGCGACACAACTAGAAGCCGTTACTGAAGAATTGGGTAAATCCCCAGATGCCTACAAGAGAATAGCTGAGTCTCAAGCCGCAAAGGGAGAATCTGATGTAGCCTCCGTTGTAGCTAACACTGAAAAGACTAAAGTAGATACGGAAGCTGTAAAGCTGGAAAACAGTGTATTCTTAGAAAACAACAAGGCGAAAAACGCTCAAGGAAAAGCAGAAAGTGAAGCGAGGGTAAAAGAAGCCGAAGCACGCCTCTTAAAAATTCAGCAGGAGATGGCTGGAACCAAAGCCACAGCCGAGAAGGTGCTAAAGCACAATGATGCCCTTGACGATTATTCTGCAAATGTATCAGAGATGATAGGCAGGGTGAGTGATAGTGGGAACGTATTAAATGATTTAAGAACAATAAGGCAAGCAATAGCCAAGATGCCAACTTCCTTGTCAGGGAGCAGCGTTGCAGCGGAAGCCGCTAATTCCAAGAGGGATGCGCTTGTAGCTCAGTTAAAGGTTAAAGAGCAAGAGTTGGTTAGCTCAAAACAGTTCAGGATAGCCAAGGAAAAGGAGGCTAATTCTGTAACCGCTATGTCCCATATCAACAACAACCCTAAACTTAAAAAATTATATGAAGGGCTTGAAGATGATCCAATAGCTCAGTCTGAAATAGAGATACCTTTTTGGGTGGCTGAAAGGCTTACTGACGCTGGCATTCCGCTAGGGGTCATGAACGATGATGATTTTAATAATAAAGTTATGAGGGTTGAACCGCACCCAGACCCAAAGCAAAGATGGTTCCCTGACGGCAAGGGTGGGTTTTTGCATGATGAGAAAACAGGCAAGTTGCACGTTAGAACCGTTATGCAGGAGGGCAATGTTATGCGTAATCTGGATGACTTCATAGGGAATTGGAAAGCCAAGAGGACTCCTACTCCCATGGTTCGCGACTCACTTACTACAGGCGGCCATCCGGGCCAAAGTGGAAAAATTGACATTGGATTAGGCAGCGCGACACCACCGCCGCCTAGGTATCAGGAATCTATGGAATCATCAGCAGCCTTCAGGGAGGGGAAAGACATTGATTTTGAAACATACGAAAAAGATACTACTGGTGGGGAGATTGATAGGGTTCTCCATAGCTTGACTAATCCTGAAGATGACAACCTTGCAACCGCAGTTAGGGGAATGACTGAGGAACGCAGAAAGGAACTGTACGCTGACACTGATATATCGAAGCAATGGCTTGATGCTCACCTTGATAAGCCCTCTACTCCTGAAACCCCACTACCGTATCACAGCCGCTCCGCTGCCCCTACTGTTTCTACTCCGGCTGCTACTCCGGCTGCTACTCCACCCGCACCAACCGACGGAGCCAAAACGCCTCCACCAACCGACCCAGATGAATCCGAGTTGAGAAGCCTTTCCGGTATAAATGAAGAGCAAGCTAAGGCACTGGAGAAGCTGGGTGTGAATTGGAAGGGTTCCAAGCTATCTGGTCAGGACTTAATAAAGAATGAAATATCCTCTGCCTCTAGGGAAGTTGAAAGGATTGAAGGGTCGATTAAGGAAAAGTCTACTACTCTTAAAAAAGGCCGCGCCGCCACAAAGCCTTCAGACCTATCAGGCATTGGAGGAACCACTAGCGCAGTAAATCTGTCTCCGAATCAAAAAGTTGCCCTCAGGAAAGAAATCGAGAGAGATGAGATCGAATTAAAGGCAAGAGAGAAAAAACTTATAGAGCTTCAACGCCTCCTTAGCCCAAGAGATTCTAGGTATAAACTCCCATCATACAAAGGGAAGAAAGAAGCCGAACCAAAGCCAAGTAGGTATCGAAGTCCAAGCGCAAATCCGAACCTTAATCCTAATTTGATGCCTAAAAAGAGACTTAAGGCAACTGATAAGTCCGAAGGATAATTAGCTAATGTCCGACATCATAAAGCTATGGAGGGTTAAATACCCAGACCAGACTGCTGGCAAAAGTGATAGGGAGATTGCATTAGCTATTGCGGCTAGTGACCCTGCTGCTGTCTACAGGCATCGCTCAATAAGGGATCACGTTGAAGCAGCAAAGAGGGATAAAGAAAGGTCTAATGGTGCAGCGTTTGATAGTGATACAGTACGAAGGAATCATGAAAGACTAAACACCGACAGGGAGCGCGGCACATTCTCTACCTACCTAGATGATCCCCGTAAGCGCGGTGTCTTGATGTCTAAACAGGCTGATCTTATCTCATCATTCGCTGGCCCTAAGAAAGAGTTTACCCGTGAGGACGCAGCCAAACTTGTCCAGATAAGAAAGGACATGGAGGAACTTGAGGCTTCCCCGCACTTCAAAGAGTTCCAAGAGGCTACTGGGTTTGTTGATTCTTGGGGTGAGTTCTGGGGGCTAAAGGAAACTCCGGCTATTTTAGCTGAAGTAACTACTGAATCCTTAGCTGCCCTCCTCCATCACGGCTGGTCTAAGATCGGTGCTGGGGCTGCTGCTGGTGCTGGCACTGGTGCTGCTGCTGGTGCTATAGGTGGCCCTCTTGCTGGTGCTACTGCTGGGGCTGGTGCTCTATGGGGAGGTGCTGTTGGAATGGGTAAGACATCCTATAACTTATCTGCCTCTTCCAAGTTCCTAGAAACCATCGAGGCTACTGTTGGCAGGGATGTGATGGACGACCCTCAGGCTTTGTATGATGTCATAAATGATCCTGACAAGATGAAGCAAGCAAGGGCGAAGGCTATTAAGTACGGCTTACCTGTGGCTGTATTTGATACCTTATCTATGGGCCTTGCAGGGAGGGCTGCTACCGTTGCTGGTAAAATCTCTACTGCTGCTGGTTCCAAGGCTAGGGCTATTTCAAAGATAGGAAATGAAGGATTGCTTAATCAGGCGGCTAGACTTGGTTACTTGGGGAGTGAGAAGGCTGCTCCATTCCTTGCCCCGACAGCTTTTCAGGGTGTGCTGGGAGGTGCTGGTGATGCCTTTGGGCAGTTAGCATCCGAGGGCAAGATTGATGATTGGAAGAGTGTTTTTCTTGAGGGCATAGCAGAGTTCGGCATGGCTCCATTTGACTTGACTGTAGGACATCTGACCAAGGACATGAGCCCTGAACACGCCAAGGCACTTAATGACAGGATCAGAGATTTATCAACTAGGCACGATTCATCTACTCAGAAGGCTGGGGTTGACAAGGATATAGCCTCTGGTCGTTTAACTGAGAGTCAGGGGGAGATATTCAAGCAGCATATTGATGAAGTATTTAAGACGATGCACGAAGGTGGAAAGGATGCTGAAGCCCCAAGCGAGAAAGGCGCAAAGCTAAAGACCGGACACAAGGAGGCACTTAAAGCCATAAACGAATCCATTGCCAAAGCAGAACGCCAAGCCACCCCAACTGGTCGAGCCAGCCAGAGGGAAGAAGCTGGTGGGTACAATATATTAATAGGATCAGATGAGGCTGTAGCAAAGTTCGGAAAGGCAAGCAAGGAGGAGAGGGGTGAGCTTTTAGCCAGAGACATAAAGGAAGGCGGGGTAAGTATTGAAAGCTCTGTGGGATTTGATTGGCGAAGTTCAACAAAAAAAGGTCTAAGCACTAAGATAATTGATACAGACATTGCGTTTGAGATTGGGGAAGGAAAGCTGAGAGAGGCTGAGACTGCTGGGTTTGAAGGGATAAAAGGCTGGGACAACTTAAAGGACGAGAAATCTTTTGAAGGGCAAGGGGAGAGGGCTGGATTAATAATTAGTGCTTTAAGTAATGTTGATGCAGACTATGATACTCGATCCGCTACCGCCGAGGCTGTTATATCTGATTTCGATGACAGGCTTAGTAAAAACCAGCAGGAGTCTGTTCGGAAAATAGGTTCAGCACTTGACTATAACACTCAGGGCGAGCAGTTGGGAGACACCCCTACCTCATCTAATGTCCCATTTACTAAGAAAGGTGCTGAAGATCCCAACCAGTTTGATCTATTTAATGCTGTCGAAGCAGAGGAGCAGGGAGTAGCAAAGCCTAAGCCAACTAAAGGTTCTTACAGAAGCAAGGTGGGCGAAGAGATAGAACTGGAAACTGGTGAAAAGAAAAAGGCATGGAGAGCCAAGCAAGAAGATATTCAGGAGCATACAGGTGGCAAGAGAATCGGTGAGGCTTACGGGGAAGCGGCAAAAGAATCAGACTCCGAAGGTCTTTCTTGGAAGAAAACAAAAGAGGGTGATGTTGCAGAGGGTCTTAGCCAGAAGGAAATGTTTGGCTTTGAGCAGAAAGAAAGGAAGGAAGATTTTAGCTTAGAGGGTGAAAAACTTTTCGACGATGAGATGTCTGGCAACATTCAGGCAATACTAGCTGGGCCTACACCTAGACCTGACCTAAAGGATTTAGAAGTAGACAAAAGCCATGCACTTGCTCGACCACTCACTGAGAAAGATTTCCCTGTTGCAGACTACGGCTTATGGGCTGTTGCTTCTGCCGGAGAAAAAGGTAGTAAGCAGTTGGGCTGGGGTAAGCACTGGAACGCAATAGACCCAAAGACAGGAAAGTATGAAAAGATAACTTACTTTGAAGGTGCTCGTCGTGCAGCAATGAAGTTAGCCGCTGGCAATAAGCAATACGGAACAGAGGCTTATGATTGGGCTTGGGGTGCTTTAATGGGATTCCCAACCATGAAGCAGGGAACAACTACCCAAGAAGGGATTGTCCAGTACAGGCAGGGGATGGTTCAAGAGTTAGGGGCTAGGGCTCAGAATCATATAAAGAACAGGGTCGCGGCTGGGGAAAAACTAATAGATGCGGCTAGGGATATTTCTACTATAAGAAAAGAAAACGATAACAGGATGATCTCAGGCAAGGCTATCCTTTCAAGGAACTTCCTAGATCAGTTAAGGGCGAAACGAAGAGAGCACGCGAGAATACAGTCTGTAATTAGTGGAAGGGATAAAGGCAAAAGGCTATCAGAAGCAGAAAGAAAAAGAAGGTCAAGGAAGCAGATTGCCGTAGCGGGTGGTGATTCCAGAAACATTCAGGGTGGTGCTAGGGCTTGGAGGACGGGAGACGATGTTGCCACAGGAGACTATTCAGCTTGGAGGGAGGATTTAGAAGCGCGTGAAATAGGAGCCCCTCTTGCAATGCCGGAAGATGAGGGAACTGTTGTTACTTCTCCTGTCTCTGGGGAGCCAACCAACCTTGGGTATTTTGATGGTGAGGAATTTGTAGAAGCAGAGGAGGGTCTTGAGGGTGCTGACTTAACCAAGTTGGATTTGTTTATAGAGGCTATGCACTCCGGTTCTGCTGAAATAGCAAATCTGGGAACAAAGAAACAGAGAGCCTTAGAAGCCACAAAGATAGGTGTCAGGAAGTTTCTTGCAACATTTAAGAAGAAGCTAGAAACGGAGAATACAGTTGGTGTCCCTTCTTGGAAGATCGAAGCCGCACCTTGGCACTCCATTGATAAGTTAAGGCATGACATATATGTTAAAGTTCTTATTCCAGAATTTGCTAACGCTAAGGATTGGAAATTAAAATCAGCAAAGGGTCTTCCAAGAGTTGAGGAACAAATACAGGAGTTTCAGGAAGAGTCATTCTCCATAGATAAAAAGCTGAACGACCTTAACGGGAAATCCCTGAAGCAGATAATCTCAAGGCTTGTTAAGAACAGGGGTAAGGTATGGACAAGCGGTGCTGGCGGTACAATTCTCATTGATTCATACATAGAGAAATTCATGGATAGCGGCATCCTTCCAGAGAAAGCCAATGTTCCTATTAAAGTTAAGATGGGCGGCATGGGTACGAGTAAGGGTCATTTTAAGAACTGGGCAATGAAGAAGGGCGATAAGATTGTCCCTCTTAAACTTGCTGGCAGAAGGCCAAAGTGGGCGAAGGGTAAGCATGGATGGGAAAAGGGTAACTGGGTGGAAAGAATCTCCAGCGAATACATTAAGGAATTAAAAGTTAGGAAGTCTATAGTTGATAAGACTATATGGAGGCTGAAGGTTCAGAGGCTAAAGCTGGTTAAGTCGATTGAAAGAAATCCAAGGCCACACTCTTTTAATGAAGTTAGAGGAAAGATAAAGGAACTTGTAAGGATTAGGAACTCCAAGGCTGATAAGTGGAATCAGGGGCGTGAGGTTATAGTAGACGGTAAAAAGATTAAGGTAAGAAAAGAAGAACAGGCTCCGCTATCAATGCTAGGCGAGGGCCGGACTAAGGAGTGGTCACCCAGAGGTGTTGACAAGCAGTACACAAATTACAGGTTATCCGGTGGCTCGAAACTTTCCCCAGCCATATTTAACCAAATGGAGTGGGCGTATAAGAACGCTTTCGAGGCTTCCTATAAAGAATTTCAGGAGATATATAGCACTAAGAAGGATTTAAGAAATGCGTTTGAGGAGGTTGGCTTGTTCACTAAGAAGGGCAAGGCTAAGAATTACGTTGATATGTTTACTGAGAACTCTCTCGTTGCCAATGGTCACGGAAGAGGGAACATGACGATAGAGCAAGCCTTTGATGCTGCAACCGCACCCCTTAAAGGAGAGGACAGGCAGAGGGCCAAGAACATCCAGCCTTTAATTAAGAAGCTGCTTGATGGTGAGCATAAGCCGAAGGTATTCCTAGCAAGTATAGAGAGCAGAAGGCTTGGTGCTGCGTTCTATGACTCTCTTAACGATCAGATAATAATAGACCCTAACAAGCTCAAGAATGATAAGGAGACATTTGAGGTTTTAGTTGAGGAGTTTATCCATTCCATAACATACGACATTGACAGGCTGAGTCCGGCAGCGTCCATGAAGATTGATGCCCTAAGGGGTAAGGTCATGGAAGAGATAGATAACAGGGGGCTGGACATAGACACATACTTCCTGAAGGACAACCAAGAGTTTTTAGCTGGCGCATTTTACGATCAGGAAGTTTCCAACCTTCTAAAGAGCATAAAAATAAAAGAAGGCAATGTTATAGTTAATGTGTTTAAGCGCATTATGGATGCTGTTGCCGAGGCTCTTGGGATCACTGAAGCAGAGGGAACCGTACTGGAGGAGATTGCTTTCCATGTATCAGAAGCCGCTAGAGCTAGGGAAGCTGGTGTTAACTGGAGGGAAAGAAACGCTGTAATCGGTCACGGCATGGAGGGTCTTGGCACTATTAAGCTGAAACAATTTGCGGGGCAGACCGCTGGGCTACAGTTGCTTTACACTGAGAATATCTTCATACCTGAGGGCTCTAAGTTTGAGGTAGATAAGAACAGTATGGTTAATCCTTTGGTCATTGTCCTTGATAAGAAGATAATGGCGAAGCCGAAGATTAAAAAGATGCTCAACGAGATTAAGGTTCAGTTCGCCGCAGCAGCCTTACACGGTTCCCCTAGATCAGAGCGATTCGATAAGTTCTCTACTGACTTCATGGGAACAGGTGAGGGTGTTCAAGCGTTTGGCTGGGGTCTTTACTTTGCTACATCCAAGGGTGTTGCGGAGCATTATAAGAATCTGTATGGCAGTCGAAAAGTATCCTATAAGGGGAAAGTTCTAAAAAATTACTACGATGGATCATACGATATTGATGACCGCGCCCCATTTGAATTTTTGAATGAACCTCTTGAGGAGTGGCATGATCAGTTTGTAAGAGATGTTTACGTTGATTTCCTAAGAAAGCACCCAAGCCAAGAGGCTAAAGAAATAGCAGCCATGATTTCAGAGGAGCCTACTCAAGAAATGATAGAAAGAGTTGCACGCTACTATCCTGAACTTAACCCTAACGAGGTAATCAATTTCCTTGAAAGCCGAGGCGTTGGAGAGATCAAAGAACTAATAGAACGTGCTTTAGAAGCAGTAGTACATGGGCCGCACCGAGGATTTTTTGAACAGGATGTCTTGGTATCTGATTTATACAAATTCATCCAAGAAGATTTAACAAGCTCTGAGGGTCAAGGCTACGAAGTTACACTAGCTCCAAACGAGGACGAATACCTGTTGCTTGATAAGAACCGTGCCGAGCAGTCTGATAAAGTTTCCCAAGCCTTGAATGATATTGAGAATGAGTTTGGTGAGCTACTCCCAGAGAACCTAAGACATGGCATGGATATTTATGAAGCAATTATGGGGAAAATTTTGTATGCCGAGAAGAGCCCCACCATGCGGCACGTTTTAGAATCAGATGGCTCGACCAAACTTAAAAAACAAACCTCACTCCTCATGCGAAAGCACGGCATACGAGGCAACAAATACCTTGATGGAACGTCCAGAGGAAAGGGCGAAGGCAACTACAACTACGTTATCTTTGACGCTGCTGATGTAGAGATTACTGGTTCGTTCACTCAGAAGGGTAGGGAGATGGATGCTAAGGTTGATCTGAGTGACAGGGAAAAGATTGTTGAGTTAACTCGCATGGATTGGTTGGATATAAACCGTATCTTTGAGGATAAAAACCCTCCGCCCGCTGGCATGGCTATAGATAGAGGGAGGATGGCGTTGATAAAAGCAGCCAATAAAGCATTAGGCGGGTTTGCCATAAGAAAGGAACTAGCGGCCAAGTTGGAAGCAATAGATGCCGACGATCATGTGATATTCTTAAACAAGGACGCAAAAGGTTTCAAAAAGTTTAGGTCTCAGCTTGTAGCTCACGAACGCCGCCACAACACACTTATAGGGCTAAGGCGGCAAGCTCCCAGTGATGTGTCTGCTGCTGAAGCATGGGTCGAGGAAAACCTTATAGCTCCTGCGATAGATGGCTCAGGAATCCCTAACAATAAAGCTTTAACTGATTTCATAAAATTTATAGTTGGGACGACGTACAAAAGGGGGGATGTTTTCGGTGAATTGTATGCTGAGGGTCATGTGCAGATAGACGAAGATGGAAACATTCTGGTCGCAGCGGATTTGGGTTCCCGTGTTGAAGGTATGGGAGAATTTGGAAGAAAACCAATCAACCTAGAGATTAAGGCTAGGAATTGGGGCAGGGCTGCTGATGTGGAGGCTACTGCCGCGTTCACTCAGAAGGGTCAAGGTATGCTTCCTGAGCGAGACAAGCCCAGAACTGGTGAGGAGGTTCTTCAGTTAATAAGCTCCAAGACTGAGGTTCCTGCTGAAGCTAAGACTGAGGTTGAGAACGCAATGACTACTTGGGATAAGTTTAAGACTGCCCTTGTCTCAGCCGCTCACCCTTGGGATGTGTTGCAGCGTTTAGTCGCCAAGACCCCAATGCAATCCAGCCTAGCACAACTGTCAGAGTTACAAGCTGGTTCCGCTAACATGGCAGACAACGACGTTCAGTTAATGGAGCGTGAGATTGAAGGTGCTCTTGGTCGTGACGGAAGAAGGTTGATGGATACTGATTGGTCTAACTTCATAATAATGGAGAGAATCAAGTCTAGGCTTTTAGATCAGCAAACAAGTCTAAGTAAAGTCGAGGAAAGGCTTCGTCAGTTTACAGACAAAAACAACTGGATAATAGATGGCGAAAAGAATCTTGTGGAGTTTGATTTAAGAACTGACAATACAGATTTCTGGGTGGTTGATGGAGTTAAGAAAACTAAGCCAGAGCTTGAGATGGAATACATAAGGCTTCTTGGTATATCTAAAGAGGTCGCTCCGTACAAAACATGGGAAGCGTTTAAGGGAGATTACAAGAGGGGTATTGATTCTCTTATTAGCTCAGTAAATAACCCAGAGTTAATAAGGCTTGATGAGTTTGGCAATGTTGCTGGTAAGTTCATTGAGGCTCAGGAGATATATCAGGATCACATGGAGAAGTCTTTAGTCAGGCTGGTTGAAACTGGTGTGCTTGGGCCAGAAACATACAACAAGATTCAGAGGAGTACGTCATTCTATGTTCCTTTCTATGTCGTAAGATACTTTAACCGCAACCCTGAGGACACATTCGGGCAGACAATTAAGGGTATCACTGACATTGGTGAGACTGTTGTTAAGCCTATGGACGCTGGAAAGTTTAAGATATATTACAGTAGATTAAGGGCTGAACGTAACCTTTACCTACAAAAGATAGAGCTATTCAGAAGAGACTTTGATCCTGAAGGTGCTTACATAAATAAAACTGATGACCATTCTGATGTCACCCAAGGCTCCGGTAAGGGAACGGTGATGTTCTATGAGGCCGGAAGGAAAAGATACCTAGTCCTCGACAAGAGAGTATCTGATATTGCTAACAACTTCACACCTGTAAGCGCGTCTCAAACTCACAGGGTTCTGAAGTATGCCGGAGACTTCTTTAAGTTGGGTGCTACCGGAGCAAACATATTCTTCCAAGCATTTAACTTTGCATTATTTGATCCCATAAGAATGCTGACAACCTCCAAGGCAGGGCTAAGGAATAGAGACAAGGGGTTGAATCCTTGGGTGCTGGGTCAACAGTATGCTAGGGCTTTGTTTGCTGCTTCTTGGGCTAACATGACACCTAACTCCATCAAGAATATTCTAAGCCCCAAGGCTCCTGCTTTTACTGAGGGACTGGATAACCTTTACACTGAGTTCGTTGACAGTGGTGCTGCGGGATCAACCATAGCTGAATACTTTAATAAGCCCACACACATCAAGGATGCCCTGACCGGAAATGAAAGTGCCAGACGCAACCCTCTTACTGCGTTCAATGCTAAAATATCCCAGCTAGGAAAGACACTTGAGCAGACTACTAAGATGGTTGGTATGCAGAGGATGATGGGATTTGAAGAGGTTGAGAAGTTGAAGTTGAAGATGGACAAGGCTAAGACTTCAGCCCAGAAGGTTGCGATAAAGAATCAGATAGATGAGAAGATGGACTTCATAGCCTCTGAGATTAGAAACTATGCTGGTTCACCGGACTTCATGAGGCAGGGTGACTTGACCAAGATTGAGGGGTTGAATGTTTTGTTCATGTTCTTCAATGCTAGGATACAGGGCGTTGAAAGAGATTTGTCTAGGCTTTCCAAGGTTTTCTCTAGGGACTCTCAAGCCAGAGGAGAGGCGATGCTAACTGCCATGAAGATAAGTTCATTTGCGGTTCTGCCTACTATGCTTGCTTGGTCTATGAACAGAAGAGATGAGGAGAGAGAGGATGATTACGCTGAAATATCTGATGAGGATAAGAAGAACTACATACACATTCCGTTAGGTGAAAGGTTCGAGCACCCGTACATTGAAGGCAAGATGGTTGCTGATTACATAAGGATACCTAGAAGGGAAAGTTTTGGTCTGTTCTCTTTCACTATCGAGAAGGCTTTGGATTGGTATTATGAGAAAGACCCTCAAGCTGTAAGCGAAATAGTCGGGCATTGGGTCGAGGGTATAATGCCAGTTAACATCGCTGGAGCAACCGACCTTGAAGGAATAAAAGCTGGTGAGAGTGTGATGTCCAGCCTCAACCCGCTGATTAAAACACCGATTGAGATACTATCTAACAGAAACTTCTACAGACATAAGCCGATAGTTCCGGTGTCTCTTAATAGGGCTGATGTGTCAGAGCAGTATTACGATAAGACCCCTCATATCTACAGGGACTACCATCTTGGGTTGGGTGCTTTAAGGATGGAGCATCTTGTGAATGGGATGACCGCTGGAATGGTTACTCAGTTCACCCCTCCGAGGAATACAGGAATAGAAGGAGAGTCACACCTTGGCAGAACCATAGCCTCAACTCCCATAATAAAGAGATTAGCTAGGAGTACATTCCTCAAGGAGTCTGAACTTGATGAGATACTTAACGATGTAAATATTGGTGATGCCACCGAAAGGGTAAAGAGAAGGAGGGCAGTAGATAAGTTCTTTGAACAGACCAGAGGCATGACCCTACAGGAAAGAGTCAGGTCAATGGAGCCTCCGGTTAACAATAATCATCTGCTGGTTAATAAGGCTATAGTTAGAAGGCTTAGGGAAATGGCACTTGGGTTGGAGCCTGATGAGATCAGATTGAAGAACGCTTCCAGCAATGCCAGAGCAGCGGTTATTATTAGAAAATTGCAGGGTAAGAATCCCGCAGAAGTAAAGGTCTACCTGACAGACTTGTCATCCAAGAAGATTTTAACACAAGATGTAGCAAACTATATTAGAGAGCAGCTTGCTAATCGTGGTGAAACCATTCAGGATTATGTTACCGAGCCTGTCAGGTAGGTTGTTTTAAGCCTCAGGATCAAGGTCACGAATCTTCTCGTTTATATCCTTGATCTTCTTGGCTATCTCTATTCTCTCGACTTTCTTTTCTTCGCCTCCCCATTCTTTGAGTTGGTTAAGCTGATCGACGAGTGTTTTCTTATGGGTTTCGAGAGCCCACAGTTTGCCAGCGTATGATGTTTTCTTGCCTTCCTGCACCCCACCAGCAGCATCCTTGACTGAACGCGGAGGGAATAACCCCTGCCAGCCTTTGGATATT